ATATAAACCCTATAAAAAATAACCCTATAAATACTACTTATCAACTCTTATCAAAGTCGTCTCAATAATACCACACTTACTGTACAACGATAAATGCGGAATGCGTCTGCCTATGCGTAGGGAGAGTCTGTAAATATCTAAAAAAAAAAGTTTGTAATATAAAAAAAATGTTTAATTTTGCGTTATGGGTAAAAAAGTAATAATAGCATGTATAGGAGTCAATAAAGAGGTTCTTGAACAGTTTAAGAAAGCAGTTTTATATAATAAACATTTAAAGGGATTTGCCAAGTCAACCGTTGAGCAACTTATGATTGCATATACAAATAAAACGATTGATAATTTTAAAAAAGAATTAGAAAATGAGCATAACAATAGATGAAATATTAGAAGAAATGGACTCATTGAGAAATGAAGAAAAAACCAAAAACAATTTTAATGTAGAATTTTCAGTAAAAGAAAGAGGTGGTTGGGACGGTCTGCATCAGGATATGATTAATAAACACGCAGATAGAATAAACAATATACTTTATTCAACTAACGATGACCAAGAGTTTATATCTATATATTTTAAAATATTAGAGTACTTCGTTCCAAAGGTAACAAGAGAAATGAAAAAGCAGTCAGGAAAAGATAATGGCGAAACTAAATTGACTGTGCATAAAACAGTTAAAATAGTCAATCAAGAAGCATAACCCACCACCCACCTAAACAACTTAAAAAAAAACTAAAACGTTCTTACATTAGGACAGGAAACGAGACCAAAGTGAGTTTTGTTAGTTTCTCACTTTTTTTTTAAACCCAAACCCAAACCCAAACCTAAATATTAAATATTAAATATTAAATATAAAATGAAAACGGAAGATAGAATACAACAAGAATGTTATATGTGGTTTTGGAACACATATCCAGAATTAAGGAAATTATTGTTTGCAATACCAAACGGAAGATACAGGAACGTAATAGATGCAGTTATACTAAACAAAACGGGTCTTGTAGCTGGTGTATCTGATATGATTTTTCTATATAAAGGAACTGCGTATTTATTTGAGTTAAAAACAGAAACAGGTGTACAATCCGATGTTCAAAAAGAATGGGAGGCAATAGTAAATAAACAGGGCTTCAATTATTATATAATTAGAGATTTTATTGAATTTTCAAAAGTAATTGTTGGGATAATAAATAACAATTAATAAAAACTAATAATGTTTGAATTAAACGTTACTGAGGCTTTTGAGGACATCTATGAGGTCTATAAGGAGCAATCTCCAAGACAAATTGTAGCGTGGGGAGGTTCAAGAAGCAGTAAAACATATTCAATATTACAACTTTTTGTTTTATTATTGAGAACTAAAAGAAACCTGAAAATAACAGTGTGGAGGGATACTCGTGTAACTTGCAGAGGTACTGTTATGGATGATTTCAATAAAATATTATGGTCTGATAATGGTTTAACAAGAGAGTTTGTTGCAAATAAAACAACAGGTACATATACTAATAAAAAAACAGGTTCACGAATTATATTTGAGGGGGCAGACCAAATTGGGAAAGTTTTGGGGATGACTCAGGATATAGCATATTTTAACGAGGTATCTGAGTTTAGTGAAGAGGTGTATATGCAGATAACGCAAAGAACATCTCAGACTATATTTTGCGACTACAATCCATCAAAAAACTTTTTTTTAGAAAAATACAGAGGAAGTCCAGATACTGTTTTTATACATTCAAATTATGAAAAAAATTCATTTTGTCCTATTAATATTGTTAGGCAATTAAATAGTTATAAGCCATTACTAAAAGAGCAATTTGTTAATGAAACAGATTTTAATTTAGTATCGGGTTCAAAAAATATTGAAACAGTAAAAGAAATAATTAAAAATTACGACACCAATAAAATTGTAGATATAATAAAAAGCTGGGGGAATGTTAAAAATGGAACAGCGAATTTATATAGATACAATGTTTATTGTATTGGAATAAAAGCAGAAAAGCCAAATAAGGTGCATCAAGGATGGGGTTTGATAGGAGATGATGATTATAACGCACTTCCTTTTATAGAGTATTATGGAACAGACTTTGGTTTAACCAAGCCTACCGCTATTGTTGGAGTTAAATTTGATGGGGATAAAACTTTTTACGTTAAGCCATTATGCTATATTCCAGGAATTGAGGCTTCAGGAATTAGGTCATTAGGTTTAGATTATATTAAGCCAAGAATGTCAAGAGCATCGTTTAATATTGGAGACTCAGCAAAACAATTATTCATAAACGAGTTAAATGACGCTGATATTCTGACAATTCCAGCAGTTAAGGGAAATAATTCTGTTCAATATGGAATAGCATCAATGAAAGCCTATAATTTCTTTTATGTTTATGAGCAAAATTTTGTTCAAGAATACGAAAGTTATGAATTTAATATAGACAGGTACGGTCTCGCCACAGATGAGCCAATAAAAAAAGACGACCACTATATGGATGCTTTGAGATATATTATTACGCATATTTTAACAAAAGGAATATAAATAAAATAAATTTTAAAATATTTTAAAAAAAATTAGGATGTTGTTTTTATTTTTCTTATATTAGCCGCAATTATTAAAAGAGCAATGTTTCAATTATCTAACAGCTTTAAACAGATATACAACAAGATATTCCACGAAAGGGATGTCAGTGGTAATAATTGGTATTATGCGAGTGAAATTGGAGGTTTTGACAACAATTCATCTTCAAATTTAAACTATTGTTTAAATCATCCAATTTTGACTCCTGCAATGTTATTTGTTAGCTCAGTCTTTTCAAACGCTAAATTTACAGTAAAAGAGATAAGCACCAATAAAGAAACGAAAAATCACAATATTTTAAGAGTATTAAATAAGCCAAACTATTATATGAATAGAACAGACTTATTAATGACTTCTATGTTTTTAAAAATATCAGAGGGAGTTTCTGTTCTTTATTTAAAAAGGGGTTTAACAGGTGATTTAGATAGTGTTTATCCGCTTGTTTATAGCTTGATTGAGTTTCCTAAGTTTGACAAAAAACTTATATTTAGTAAAGATAAAGACTCTATATTAGAACAAAGAGTTTTATATGATAAAGATGGTGAAAATTTAAAAATAAAAATAAAAGACCTTGTTTTTTTATATGATTTACCAAACGTTGGAGGTTTAAGAAGTAATAATAACAATCCATTCTACGCTGAGAGTAGAATAACAGGGTTAATACAAACGCTAAAAAACGCTAACGATAGCTTTACGGCTAAAAACATTATTTTAAAAACTAATGGAAAAGAGTTGATAACAGGTTCAGGCGATAGCGCAGCACCATTTACTAAAACAGAAAAAGAAAGCGTTGAACAAAAGTTTAATTCGTTTTATGGGCTTTCATTTAACAGAAGGAGAGGCATAGTAACATCATCTAATATAAATTGGAAGTCTTTACATATAGCTTTAAGAGATTTAGGGTTAGATGAAAGTGTTAAAGTTGATGGTAACGTCATTTACACAGCACTTCACATCCCAAAAGATATATTAAGTTTAGAGGCTAAAAAGACTACTTATAATAACTTTAAGGAGTCTATGATTTCATACATTCAAAATGTGCATATATCAGAAATAAATGACTTTTGCGAAACCTTGACTGCCGCATTATTGGGAGATGGGGAAGAGTTAGTAGGCACATACGACCATATGCCGATTATGCACGAGCATAATTCAGTTAAGTACAAAACAATAGAAAGTAGAGCCAACGCTTTGAAAAGTTTATTAAATGTTGGTATTCCAGAAGAGTTAGCACTTGAAATGTGTGAGTTTGATACTACTATTAAATTAAATGAAAAATTAAATAATTCAAATAGCTCAAATGAAAACATTTAAAACATTAGATGAGATAAAAAGAATAGAAGAAAGAGAAGAAAGGATGAAAATGATTAAAAGGATGACAGATAAAAAAGATAAGTATATTAACGATAAAAAGTTTATAAAAAAATCATAAAATGAGCAAATTTATTATTCCAAATAAAAGAGAGGATGCTATCAAGTTTTTCAGAGAGAACTTGGCTGATGTTTATGAGCTTAAAAAGAAAACAATAAAAGTATCCGACTCCATTTACACAAGTGAGCCAATTTCTTTTGATAGAAAAACAATATTGTTCGGAGTTGATAAATCCACACACAACTTCAACGAAGTCGGAGAAGCAAGGGCTACTTTTGTTGCAAACACTTATTTATGGTTAGACAGTCATTTGGATGTTCACGATATAGGAGTATTTAAAAATTCAATTAAAGAGCAAAAAGATAAATTATTTCATTTACACGACCATAAATTTGAATTAACCGCAAGAGTAGGTGATGTTGAAAATGTAGCAGAAGAGTTTATTGATTGGAGAGAGTTAGGAGTTGATAAAGATGGTCAAACTCAAATATTAAAAGTCAAATCAAATATCTTAAAAAGATATAATTATTCTATTTTCAATGATTATGTTGATAAAAGAATTAATCAACATTCCGTATCTATGAGATATATTAAACTCAAATTTGCAATGGATGACAAAGAAAGTGAAGAGGCTTATAAAACTTATGCAGAATACATAGATAGAATAGGAAACAGAGAAAAAGCTGAAGAATTAGGGTATTTCTGGGTTGTTAAAGAGGCTGCTCTAAGAGAATTTAGCTGTGTATTGTTAGGTTCAAATGAATTGACTCCAACGTTAAGCATTAGCGATAAAAATAATGCGATTATTTTGAGTGAGAAAGAAAAAGCATTAAAAAATTTTTTAAACATAAAATAGCCGTTGCAAGACACTATTTATGAGTGGCATTTCCACAATATTTTATTATAATTATTATTAACATTTAAAACATTTTATCAGATGAATGAAGTAGAAATGAAAAAAGCACTTGACGATAAGTTTGTAGATGTTGAAACTGCGGTTAAAAACGTTAAAACGAAAGCAGAAGAAACAGAAACAAAATTATCTGGTGTAGAAACAGAGTTAGCTAAATCAAATGGTTTACTCAAAACAATTGGAGAGGATATTGAGTCTATTAAGTCTCAGGGAACTCAAAAGACAGTTAATTTTTCAGATGAGATTGAAAAATTCTTTGTGGAAAATTTGACAAAAATTAGCACAATAAGAAAAAGCGGTGCAGGTGTAATTGAGTTTGTTCCAAAAGCGGTTACAACAGGCAGCGGTAGTAATGTTGGAACTCCAAATAACGTTGGTTATTCAAAGCCAGATGTTATTATTGAACAGTATGAGCAAGTTTACAATTTGTTTAAAAGAACTAAAACAAAATTAGCGGCTTTTCCTTACACGGAGTTAGTTCCATCTGGAAACGCAGGTGTAGTTGCTGAGGGTGGACTTAAACCAGAGGTTGGTTTTACTTGGGTTACAAGATGGTCAGAGCCTAAAAAGGTTGCGGCTCATGAAATATTGAGTGAAGAAGTTGAGCAAGATATACCATATCTAATGTCTCTTGCAGAAGAAGTTTTGTTGAAAAAACATAACATCAAAAAAGTAAAGGATATTCTTGATTTTGTTGTTGTTCAAGCATCAGCATTTGTTCCAGGTGCCTTATCAGCAACGATAACAACGCCTCAATTTATGGACGTAATTAATGCGGCATCAGTTAGCATATACACTAAAAAGAATTATGCAGATGATGTTTCCGAGTTACCAAATGCAGCGTTGGTAAATCCTGTTGATTTTTTCACAAACTTTGTTAGTGCAAAAGACAACAATGGAAATTATATGTATCCATCAGCTGTGTTTTATAACTATGCACAGGTTGGTGGACTTGTAATTGTTCCATCAGATATTGTTGTAAGCGGAAAGGTTTTAGTCGCAGATTTAAAATCAGTTGAAGTAGTTGATTATAAACCTTACTATATTAAACTTGGATGGATTAACGACCAATTAATTCATAATATGTTTACTATGGTAGGAGAAAGCCGTTATCATTTGTTCATTCGTGAGCAACACAAAAAACGTCTTATTTACGATGATTACGCAGACATCCTTACTGCAATTACAAAACCATAATTGAAACAAAAATAATGTTTTTAAGGTTATCAGATTTTAATTCAGGCGAGTATCACGTGCCAAACGTTGACGGGGTTGAGTATGACCCCGTCTCCTTTGGTAATACAGAAAAGTTACAGTCTTTTATTGATAAATACGAGCCAAAAGCACTTATAACAATTTTCGGATATGATTTATACCTTGTTTTGTTACCATTAGCAAACTCAACAAAACCAAACAGGCTGATTGATAATGTTGATATAAAATACGATAAATTAATAAATGGGGATATGTCAGTTGCTTACGCAGGTGTTATCAATGCTTTAAAATCTTATGTTTACTATCACTACCTAATTTACATTTCAGAAACATTAACATCAACAGGTGTTAAAAGAATAGAGTCAAAATCGGCATCAGATTATTCTGTTAGATACAAAATGACGAATGCTTGGAATGACTTTAAAGTTGGGGTTGTTGGGTTAGAGGGAAATACAATAGACGTAAGAATTGTTTATGGCGATTTATTAAGTCTGAGTTATTATTTAGACGACAAGACAACAATTCATGGGTATATTTACGCAAACAAAGATAGTTATCCAGAGTTTAAAATGCAAACTATTGAGTCTGTAAATAGATTTGATATTTAATTGTTTTTATAAATGAATGAACTGACAATACTTAAAGATGTTGTTTCGGAAATGGAGCAGTTAGACGGAAAATCCGTTAAATTCTATTATGGAACAGAGTCAGATATTAATGGTTATTTATCACAAAGTGATGGAAATAAATATCCTTTGATATATTTAATAACGCCGTACGTATTAACAGACGGGTTTATTAATGATGGAAATTTAACTTTCGTTATAGCAATTAGGAATATGGAGGTTAGTATGCCAAACACAAAAAGAGCAGAGCTTACATTTCCTATACTATACGAACTTTACAAAGACTTTAAAAAGAAATTAAATTTTAATGGTTTTGTTACAATCGAAGATGACAAAATAAGCCGGACGACTTATTTTGGATACAAGATTAATAAAAACGAAAAAAACGAGACTATTGATATTTGGGATGCTTTAAGTATTAGAGTCGAAAATATTAAATTCAAATTAAACAATAATTGTTAAATAACAATATTAACAAAATTAAAATTAAAATTATAAATTATGAATACTTGTAATCAAAACGAACAATCAGTAGTTATTGGAACAGGCGGTGTTTGTACAAATTTAGAGTCAAAAACAAAAGCACTTTTTTTAGTTGCAAATGATTTTAAAGCCACTTACGACCAAATCACTACAAAAACAGGTTGGAACACACTTGTTAAAGAAAAAAAAATAGTTCCATTATACGAAATTTACGAGTTAGCAAATGCTAACACAGAAGCAACGTATTTTGAAACAGGAAACTTTAAGTATGAAACCAACAAAGCAGTTAAAACAATTACTGCGGAATTATACTTATCATTGTGTGCACATACATCGTTAGCCTCTTACGAAAATTCTAAATACAATCGCATTATCGAAGTAACAGAAAGTAATGAAATTGTATTAGTAAAGAAGTTTGAAGATGGAGACGGAGAGCAAGCAACATCCTTTTTGCAACCTTATTACACAGGGCAGCTAATAAAATCTTTTTTTGTTGGGATAAGAAACTCAGCAACAAAAGATAAAAGTCCATTCACGCCATTAAAAATTACTTACGATAATTATGATGAGCTTGAAAAATACGGTGTAATCATTAAACCAGACACTGTTTTTGATGTTATTGCTGATGTTGAAAAAATCGTTAATTTAAGTGTTGAAAACTACGTGAATGCAGACGGAGACTTTGTTTTAAAGGTTTCAAAATCTTGTACACAATCTGGACTTGCTGGTTTAACAGGTGTAAATATATCTGTTAAATTAAATAATGTTGCGGAAGTCGTAATACTTACAGACAATGGAAGTGGTTTATATACTCTTGCTTTAACATCTGGTAACCCATTTCCAAATGGAAACCACGTATTCTCAACAGTAGGGGTTATTGAAGTTGGGGGGTTGTTATACGAGATATTGCCAACCACACTGTTTACAGCTTTTAACTAATTAATTAATTAATTAATGATGACAGTCTAAGGGCTAACAATGTTGAAAAAGTTTATTTTTTTTGAATATAACCAATTCTTAGACTGGACTCATTGATTAACTAACTAACTAACTAACTAACTAACTAATTAACTAAAATTAACTAATTAATTTAAGATGTTAGATGAACTAAATACAAGACTAAAAGCACTCGTTGATATTGATTTTGAGTCAGAACTCTATAAATATATAGAGAGAGAAAGGCTTGGTACAATAGTAGCGTACAATAAAACTCAGTTATTTAAGAGGAGTATTGGTGCTGATGGTATTGATTTAGGGTTTTATAAAAAAGCAACAGAAAGCTATGACCCTACAAAAACAGCAGGGTCGCCATACGAAATGTTTGACACAGGGGCTTTTTATAGTAGTATCTTTGCAAGTGTTGTTAATAAAGAAGTTATAGTAAGTAGTAAAGACCCAAAGCTAAAAGATATGTTAGAAACATCTATTTATATAACTAACGACTTTTTTGGATTGACAGAAGAAAACTCAAAACACTTTATAAACAGATGGGTGAAACCTTACATAAAGAACTTGATGAGAATTTAAGTGATGATTTTATTGTTGATGAAATTAATTTAGAGGATATTCTTGTTTTAGATTTTTTTAAAGCTATAAAACAAAATAAACCGGAATTAATAAATGCAACAGAAATTCAGCTTAAATATTTATTGATTGAATACCAAAGTGAGATTGAAAAAATCAATGGAACAAATGTTAAAGAACATAAAATAAAAGTGTTGAGCGAGAGGTATTATAAAACATTGTTACTTGTTAAGGCACTTTTAAATGATTTTGATGATGTTAGACTTATTAATGCAATACGATTAATACACCCTAACTTTAACGAAACTCCGACAGATTTAGATATTGAAACGCTTTTAAAAGAAAATGATGTATTGTATGAAAAAATAGAGTCAATTAGGAATGAAGATGCAAACAGCAAAGAAAATAAAGGGGAATTTGATGTTTACAAATCAATAGCAAATTTATCAGTAAACTTTAAATTTAGATTAAACCCAAAAGAACTTACTTTAAAAGAGTATTTAACCTATATAAAAATAGCAAAAGACAGTGTCAACAACAGTAACTAAGGATTTACAAGATGCTCTAATAGCAACAGTCAATTTTAAAACAGCACTTAAAGAAACAATAAGTGTTAATAATAAATTGACAGATGCTACATTGCAATTGGCAGAAGCAACAGGGAATGGATATGGTAAAGAATTAATTAAAATTGAAGCACTTGAAAAAAGAAGATTAAAATTATTAAAAGACTTAAACGCAACATACAAAAAAACTGATGGTTCTATAAAATATAATGCAAGAAATTTAACATCATTAAAAGGAGCGTATGACAATACAACAGTTGCAATAAATAAACAAAAAAAAGCTCTTGACAATTTAGATAACGCTAACAAGAAAGCAGGAAATTCATCAATTAATTTAAGCAGTTTAATTAAAAAGGGTGGAGCGATTATGGCGGCTTTAGCGAGTGTTCAGTTTGCAAAAGATGTAATTAAAAACGTAGTAAGTCTTACAGCCAAATTTGAGTCGCTTGACTTAACCTTGAAAATGGTAAGTAAGTCAATGGGGGAGAGTACTGTTATAACAGGATTTTTAGAAGATATATCAAGCAGGTATGGTCTTGAAATAGTATCTTTAACAGAAAGGTTTTTGAACTTTAAAGCAGCGGCTGACCAATCAAATTACACATTGGCAGACACAATGCAAATATATGACTCCATAACAAAAGCTGGGTCTGTTATGGGTAAAACGCAGTACGAAATAGAGGGTTCTTTATTGGCGATAGAACAAATGATGAGTAAGGGAAAAATTACAACAGAAGAATTAAGACGGCAATTAGGCGAAAGGTTGCCAGGTGCTATGGGTATAATGGCGAAAGCGGCTGGAGTTAGTTTAGTTCAGCTTGATAAAATGTTGAAGTCAGGTGAATTGTTGTCAGCAGAGATGTTACCTAAGTTTGTAAAAACTATGGAGGAGGCTTACGGAATTGAAAATGTTAATAATATAGATACATTAACAGCAGCTCAAAATAGATTGAGTAATTCGTGGAAACTATTTGTTAAAGGAGTTGGTGAGGGAGGTGGAGCTTTATCAGGAACTCTTAAAGGTATATATTGGCTAATGGAAAGAACATTGACATTTTTTTCATCTTATCAGTCAAAATTAAACAACATGAAAGAAAAACAAGCACTCGAAACATTTGAAACGTACGGAGAGGGGTTTAAAACGAAAAATTTACAAGATTTATCGCTTATTAAAAATCAAGCGGATTTAAAAAAAGCAAGAGAAAACAATATTTTAATACTTGAAAAAGAAATAAAATTAGAAGAAAGAAAAATTAAAGCTCAAAAACAAGCAATTGAAGATAAGCAAGAGATGATAGATGAAGATAACAGACAAGTCAGAACGATTACGTCAGAAGGCTCAACAGGAGGTTCTACTAAATATTGGGATAAAAAATACGACGCAATAAAGAAAATGTCAATAGAGGGTTTACACAAAGGACTTGGTAAACAAGAAGGACGCTTAACAGCACTCGAAGATTTATTAAAGGTATATGGGGAAGTGCTTTTTTCACCAGATGAGGATGAGGAAAGTGGAAGTGGAAGTGGAAGTGGTAAAGATAAAAAGCCATCACCATTTAACAAAGCAGACTTAAACGAATATAACGCAATGATGATAGCTATATATAAAGATGAGTTGGGTTATGTTACAAAAATAGCAGAGGATAAAGACAAGGATATAAAATCAAGACTTGATGCTTATCAGAGACTTTATGAGTTAATGTATGAAATAAATAGACTTGAAACAGAAAATGAAATAACCAAAAACACTTTAAAATACGAAGAAGACAAATTAAATGTAGAAAACTCTGAAAAGGGAGCGTTTAAAAGCGAGGAAGATAAAAAACAATACTTAAAGGATTTAGAGGCAAAACACTTAAAGGATATAGAGTTATTAAACTATAATCATTATACATATATTCAAAATTTAAAAGCGGATACTTTATTAAAAGGAGTTAATGCCGTTAAAGAGAGTTTGGATGTTGAGATGAATATGGAGAAGAACAAAATAGAGGCATCTCAGTCAATTGAAATGACTGCTTTAAATGAAAAATACAAAGCAGGTTTAATAAAAAAAGAAGAATATGAGAAGGAAAAGCAAAAGATTGAAAATGAATATTTAAAAAAATCTTTACAGAAAGAATTAGAGTACGCAAAACTATTATTAGATAAATTAATAAAAAGCGGAGCGGATGCACCAGCGGTTCAAATTATTAAAACTAAAATAGAGGAAATAAATGAGGCTATTTCTAAAATCGGCTTGCCAGATGAAAATAAAGAAAAAGTATATGATTGGGAGGCTTATTGGAATGAGGTACTTGACGTAACAGTTAGAATAGTTGGGGAAATTGGAAATATAGTTGATAATATGTATCAACAAAATATTGATAGTTTAGAGGCGTACAAAGATAAGGTAATGGACTTTTATGAACAGGAAATACAAGCCGCTGAGGGCAATGCCTATCAACAGGATGTGTTAAGAAAAGAAAAAGAGGCAAAGGAAAAAGAAATAAACAAAAAAATAAGAGCGGAAAAAATAAAACAAGCAAAAATGGAAAAAGCGTTTGCTATGTTCCAAATTGGAGTTGATACAGCGAGAGCTGTTGTAAATGGTTTAAAAACAGATGTACCTTTCCCCTTTCCATTAATTATTGCCGCTTTGTATGGGGCATTGGGGGTTGCACAATTAGCCGTTGTAGCATCAAAACCCATTCCTACCTATAAACACGGAACGATGCACCACAAGGGCGGTCTTGCGGTTGTAGGGGATGGTGGTAAAGCAGAAGTAGTGGCAGAGCCTAACAAACAGCCATTTTTAACGCCAAGCAGAGATACTTTAATGTATTTAGATAAAGGAGCAAGGGTTTATCCGAGTTTTGAAGATTACAAAAAATCATCAATAAACGCATCAATAATGTTGAACAAACAACAGCTTAAATTAAACAAAGAAGATGTTATTGATTTAGCAATATTAAACGAGGTTAATAAAACAATGCAAAAGGGATTTAAGGGAGTTAAACACAATATTATTATTAATCAAAGTTTTGGTTATCAAAATTACAAAAACGCAAATACACAATTTTAAAATAGTTTAATATATGTATTACGATAGAGTAACATACGAGTTAAATTACAAAGGTAATTCACTTATCATTCCAGAGCCATTAAATTGGAGTGATGATAACGTTACGTTTGAACGAAACTTAAACTATCACGGTATATTTACAAGTATTACAGATGAATTAGAATTTATCGAAGAGGCGGCGGATTTTATTACAGGTGTTAAAAATAAATACGGCACTAACGAAAATATATACATAACAAAAAAATACAAAAATCAAAACACAGGAAAATGGGAAAATAGTTATTATGCCGTTTTAGATTTAACAACATACAGTTTATCAAATAGAGTTGTTAAATGTAATTCAGTAACAAGTGATACTGCCGAATTATTAAAATCAAGACAATCCGAGAGGATAGAAATAAACTTATCGGAAAATTTAGATGGTAACCCTATCAGCCAAATAGCTACAAAAACATTAGCTCTGGACGGCAGGAGAATAATGCTAATATCAAAGGCGGTTAAACCTGATTTATTAGATGAACCAGAGTTTTTGGAGTTGCCAGATGTTGATGACCAATTTATCATTTCAATTACTATTGCAATAAGAAATAAAATAGAGTTTTCGGCAGATGAACATTTTACAGAAACGGTATCTTACCCTTTAAATGTTAGACATCAAATAATGCACACTCCACCCAACGCATGGAATTTATCAGCAGGAGATATGATATATTTACAATCTCCACAAGATAAAACTATAAATTTTAAAATTGATTTAAAAGCAAATTTACAGATAGCTATATGGGATAATTTGCGAACAGATATACAATTAAATATAGTAATAGTTAAATTTAGTGATTATTCTAATTATACAAATCCTGTGTTTTTATACAGTCTTGATAACGTAGCGCATTCAATAAGTCATACAGAACCAGACCCAACATTAAAAATTTACAGTTTAACAGATATAGAATTTCATTACGATGATAATATATCGCTTTTAGCAGGAGAGTCTGTTGGTATGTATATCGAAATTATCCCAATTAGCGGAATAAAAAATAATAGTACAGACGACCAAGATGTAAAAGTTGTTTATAAATTTATAGATTATTACAACATAGAAATACACGAAAACAGTTATCAAGAGCCATCTCAATCAACCTGCGTATTAGCACATGAGCTTTTACAACATTCATTATCATTAATTGGAGCAGGAAAATTAAAATCTGACTTTTTTGGCAGAACGGAATTAGGGTACGCAAGCAATGGAGTGGGAGCGTTAACAGCTTTAACACACGGTTTTTGGATAAGAAAATTTGAAACTAATGATAGGTTTAGACCAATGAAAGTCAGCTTTAAAGATTTGTATGAAAGTTTAGATACAATTTATCCAATTGGTTTGGCAATAGAGAAACAAGGAACGAGTGAAACTATTTTAATAGAAGATAGAAGTTATTTTTATCAGAGATTTACAAGTATTAAGTTTGATAATGTTTTTAATTTAAAAAGGGAGATTATTGGTAGTTTGCATTATTCTTCTGTTGAAGTTGGGTTTGAAGAGCCGTCTGGAGCTAATTTATATGACGAGGCAATGGGGCTGGATGAGCAAAACGTAAAGACTAATTATTCAACAATAATTACTAAAACAAAAAATAAAAAAATAATAACATCTAAATACAGAGCGGATGCTTACGGTGTAGAGTTTGCAAGAAGAAAAACAATAGCGACTCATCCAACGACAGACACAAGATACGATGAAAGTATTTTTATGATTGATGTTGAAAGAACAAACGATATTAATTATGTTAGAACCTCAAAATGGGATGATGATTTAGATGTTTTACCAACAGGGATATTTAGTCCCGAAACAGCATTTAACCTTATGTTTAGTCCCGCAAGAATATTATTTAGACACGCTCAATACATTAAACAAGCACTAATTAAATACGGGAGCAGTTTATTTAGATTTATTAGTTCAGATGGCAATGGCAACATGATAACAATACAAAATGGTGTTGAAATTAAAGAAAGAGCCAATGTAATTGTTGGTAACACACCACAAGCAAGACACGGTGCTGAACACGTTACATTTGATGTTGATATGAGTCAAAGTATAAGAGATATGATAAACGGAACAACAAACGGAATATCTAATCTATACGGATATGTACAGTTTGTTAATGAAAACGGAAAAATAGAAAAAGGATATTTAGAGTCTATTAAAGGTAACCAAATTAAAGTAATCGTATAATGGGATATAAAATAACAATAACGATATTAGATACTTCATTATTACACGATGTATCAATTGGTAATAGCACATTGTTTTATTACGAGACAAGATTTGAACAAATGAGATTAGGATATGGGCAGACAACGTTAGAACAAGATATATACGAACAGGTAACACGTTTAACGGAGTCATTTAATCTTGATTATAATTCTACAAATGATTTTATAGTTGAAAGAGGTAGTAATTGGATGTCATTTAAGTCATTTACATATTTTAATAATGGAGAGATTGATAATATTGTAATAAATGCCGCAGGGTCGCTTAGTGTAACAGTAGAAGATTATAATCAAGGATTGACATTATACCCATATATTGGTTCGTCTAATTGCAATGCAGTTATCCCAGCAGTTAATTCTAATATAATAATGACAGAGTTAACCTATCAAGGTATAAATGAAATTTATTATCCAAATTCAACAAGCCATAATACAACGCAAGGGACACAAAGAAGAGAATTACAAAGATTATTAAACAGTTACACTTGCTTATTAACCGCAACCGACCAAAACAATAATATTGCAACAGCTTTTTTAACTATCCCCCCCCTACTTCAACAAAATTTATTTACAATAAATCAAGTTTCAACAGCAGGAGGTGTTAATGTTACAATAACTATTGCTAATGTCGGTTTAACAATTAGTTATTCAATTGATGGTATAATTTGGGCTGAATTAAATCAATACATATTAACAAATCTTCAAAACGGAGATATTATAGTTTATGTAAGAGACGAATTTGGTTGTACAATAGAGTTGCCAATACATATATCGTTTTCATATGTTAATCAGCCTTTTGCAAGTATATCAAAATCAAATTCAATAAGATATAAAAATAATGTAGTTTTTGGAACGTGCAATAATTATAAAAATGATGAGAACACATTAAGCTGCGAAACATTAAACGTTTTGAATTACAGAGAAATGCAGTTGTTTCAAACTTGCGATATAGTTAGGACACAATTTAAGTCTAATTACAGGAATATTACTGTTACAATTGGAGATAGTCAAATACAATTAATACAAACAACAAATAACATAGGTTTAAAACAAAAATTAGATGCAGAAGCATCAAATGATGGTTTTAATACTTATGTGTATTTTATGAGTGGTAATATATATGATTGGACAAGTGGCTTACCAATTGAACAACATCAATTACTCGGCACTTTACCAGAGTGGGCTGAAATAGGAAACAGTATCTGGGTAAATAACGTATTTTATATAATCGAAAACATTATTTACAGCGAGGCATCTAATTTATGGACAATTGAAATTCCCATTTTATTGAGTGGCGATATAATTGTAGGGTCTATTTATAATAAAGAAAATTATGATGTATATGAGTTTGATGTTGATTTTTTAAATTATCAAGACCAAAACGTTCAAGTAAAAATAGTTAATGAAGATGATAATTTTGAAACAGTGACATTTTTATCTGAATTAATAAATGTTAAAACAGAACATAAAAACACTCTTTACATTGAATATTGGAACGAATATAATACAGATATAATATATAACGGATGGAAACATAAATTAAGATTATTGTATCAGGAAATATCAATGGATTTTAGCGAGAGTTTCGACTTTTACAAGGGAGATACTCACGCTGTTTTATATAATTCACAAAACTATGATATTAACAAATTTAAGTTTGAGCCTGTAACAAGAGAGTTAGCATATAAAATTAATTTAGCACTTTCGCATAAATTTGTAATTATCAACAGCGTTAGGTACATAAAATCATCTAACATTGAACAAGAAAAAATAGGTAAAGATGCTAATTTATATGAAATAATCGCCAAAATGCTAAAAGCAACAGATGGCGTTACAGTTGGAAATAGTAATATTTCGAGTGTATTTATTAGTAATTTTGGTTTATTGGAAGATGAATTAAACGGTATAATCATAACAAATTAATATAAACAATATGAGCTTAGAAATTATACAAAGAATACAGATGTTAGAGGATAGGTACAATGCCTTATATAATAACTCTAAAAAAATACAAGAATTAGAAAACGCTATATCAATAGATGCAGATACGCAATTACTGATAAATAAAGCAGGTTTAAACAATAGCTATGAGTTGCAAAGAGCAGATTACAGTTTAGTTACTCCAGATGCATCTGCAACAACTCGTGGATTTGTTAATACAATAGCTCAAACTTTTGCAGGCATTAAGGATTTTAATAATATGATTTGGGCAAAAGTAACTCCAACAGATGTGATAGACACAAACTTGGGTTCAATAGGAATGGGAACTGATGGGTCAAACCCGCTATTTTCATTTAGATTAGATACATTAGCAAATTTCAATATAGATAAAATTAAAAGTTCTGTCTTTTCTAATGTATTGAATATTAATAGGACATCTGGCAATATAGGAATAGGAACTACAAGTCCAAGTGCAAAACTTGATGTTAATGGAGATGCCTTAGTTAATGGACTTACTATTGGTAAAGGTAGTGGAAATATTGAAGGTAACACGGCTAATGGTTATCAAACTTTATATAGCGGCGCAACAGGAAATTACAACACGGCAAATGGTTATCGAGCCTTACGTTCCAACACAACAGGGTATGAAAACGCTGCAAACGGAGCGGATGCTCTTTATTCCAATACAACAGGGAATAGAAATACTGCAAATGGGGTGGATAGTCTGTATTCCAACACAACAGCAAGTTACAACACAGCAAACGGAGTTAATGCCTTGTATTCCAACACAACAGGAGCTCAAAACGCAGCAAACGGTTATGCCTCGCTACTTGTCAACACAACCGGTAATAATAATAATGCGAATGGAACTCGTTCACTATACTCCAACACAACAGGTTATAACAACACAGCAAACGGTTCTCAATCAGGCCGATATGCAGGAGCAGGAACAGACGCAAACTCAACAGGTGATAACTCAGTTTTTCTTGGATATGAAACAAGAGCAGCAGCTAATGGAGAAACTAATCAAATAGTAATTGGCTCAACTGCAATAGGTAATGGTAGTAATTCAGCAACAATAGGTAATGATAGTATTACAAAGACTATATTGAAAGGTAATATAGGAATAGGGACTACAAATCCAAGTGCAAAATTGCACATAAAAGATATTACAGGTTCACATAAATTATTAATGGAATCACTTAATGCTGACGGAACTAGAGGTAATAGTTATTTAACACTGAATGGTTTTTATAGCGGGTCTAATTCACAATTAGAATTAAGAGGTGGTGGTAGTAATGCATTAATAACAGGAACTGGGGGAAATGAAATATTAATAAGGCATAATTCAGGTGTAAATTTTCAAAATGGTAGTAGTTCAGTTTCTTTTATGAGGGTTTCTTCTTCTGGAGTCGGTATAGGAACTACAAGTCCACGTGCAAAACTTGATGTTAATGGAGATGCCTTAATAAATGGACTTACTATTGGTAAAGGCGGCGGTAATGTTGCAGGTAATACGGCAAATGGTTATCAATCCTTATATGCCAACACAACAGGAAATCAAAACACATCAAACGGTTATCAATCCTTATATAGCAACACAACAGGAACTGCAAATACCGCAAATGGATTAAACTCACTATTCTCCAACACAACAGGAGTTTACAATACTGCTAATGGAGCAAAGTCACTATATAGCAACACAACAGGTGGTGAAAATGTTGCAAATGGATATTATTCACTATTCTCCAATACAACAGGAAATACAAATACCGCTAATGGCGTAAGTTCACTATGTAATAACACAACAGGTTCTAGCAACACCGCAAATGGATATTATTCACTATATACCAACACAACAGGGGGTTACAACACCGCAAATGGAAATGTCGCTCTATTTTCCAACACAACAGGATGTGAAAACACAGCAAACGGTTATCAATCACTCCGTAACAACACAACAGGAAGTTATAATACAGCAAATGGATATGCCGCCTTATATTCAAACACAACGGGAACTCACAATACAATAAATGGATTGCGTGCTTTATATTTCAACACAACGGGGAGTTATAACACTGCAAACGGTTTTTATTCAGGTCGATATGCAGGAACAGGAACAGACCCAAACTCAACAGGAAATAACTCTGTGTTTATTGGAAACGAAACAAGAGCAGCAGCTGATGGGCAAACTAATCAAATAGTAATTGGTTCAACTGCAATAGGTAATGGTAGCAACACTGCAACAATAGGTAACACCTCAATAACGGCTCTATACGTTGGCGGTAATGGAGCGGGAATAGTTTTGACAAGTCCAGACGGAACACAAACAAGAAAAATAATCATTAACAATAGCGGCGTAATTGAAGTAGTCGCCGCATAAAACCAAATAACAATGGAAGAATTAACAAAAAACGAAATTCAAAGAAACATTTTAGCCGCTTATGATAGCGTAATTCTAATAAACGAATTGTTAGAATTAGAAACAGTTACAGCGGAAGAGCAAGACAGGATTGACCGAAACAAAGAACATTTGAAGGTTATGTTAGAGAAAGAATGGTTTGCCGATGCTCTTACTGAAGAGCAAAAACAAGAATTAATAGCAATTAGCAAATAAATGTAGTAAAAACAATAACCATATAAAAATAAATAAAATGAACCAATTAACACAAGACGAAATTCAAGACCTATTAATTCTATTAAATAGGGTTACCGTAACAGGTATGAAAGAAGCAATTGCTTTATTAAAAATTGCAGAAAAGTTAGAAAATCAATTAAAAGAATATTTAAATAATAGCATAAAAACAGAATAAAAATGATAACAATTCCAACAGAAGTGGAAAACAATTATTTATTAATTCCTGTTCCACCACAAGAGGACGGTACTTTACAAAACAATATAGATAAAAAAAATGAACTGTTAAGTCTCGTTGCAGATTACTACGGATACTCTCCAACAAGACCTAAATTTTTTGAAAATGAGACCTTTACCGGTACATTAGAAGATTTTCAGAAAATAGAAGGTGATAAAATTGTTTTATCACA